ATTATGTCAGAACCAATTAAAGTAAGAGAGGAATTTTTTTCTGAAATAGAAAAATTAAAAAATGATTTAACGGATAACGTTATCAAAATAGGAAGATTGAAAATAGAGATATCCCTATATGAAAAAGATCTCCATTTAATGAATTTACAATTAGGTAATCTTTGCGAAGAAGCGGAAAAGATTAGAATAAGAGAAATAGATCTAAAGAAAAAATTGGACGAGGAATATGGCCCTTGTGAATATGATTTCGAAACAGGAACCGTAACTATAAAATAGACACACAACACCTTACTTTCCGCTTTGGATATATAACAATAAATAGCGGACATGAATTTTTACCCACAGGACAAATTTCCTAAAAAAGGTACACCAGTAAATAACGGAAACGGGGAACAGTTTAATCTAACCAATCCCCGTTACTCCTACCAAGACGGACTCCAAAATACCAAAAAATATCCAAATAGTTCCACCGATAATCTATATTCTACTATAGATTCTGCATTAGCTAGAGCTAAGCAAATAGGGTGTGAGGGATATCACCAAATAACTCAAGAAGGTATAAATTACTATAAACCTTGTTCCACGTCTAATGAATATGATATTAGGATAGAACAGTTAAATAGTGGTTTAAATTTCACATATATTGGTAACTACCGGGTTTTAACATGGGATACTCCTTTCGAAAGGGTTTCCTCGTATAATGGATGGATCATAAACACAGCAAATAGCAATAACAATGGACCCTCTTTAGACTCCGAAGATATATCAATAGATTTTAGATATTCGATTGATGGAAAAAGTTGGTCACTTTGGGAAAATGTAGGAACAGCTTTAAATGGGCTAACCAATAATTTTTCAGAAATCTATCAAATCCCTTTAGAAGCCAATAATAAATTCTACCCTGAATTTAGATTTACCTCTGTCCTTAAAAATCCAGACGGGACTTTTATAGAAATTCCGGATTCCCCTATGGATTCAAATATAGTTATAACTGAATTTGAATTGGATCTTACCTATGCAGATCCGGAAGAAAAGAACATAGTTTACCCTTCTCCTGTTTGCTCCAATGAGATATCAAAAAGACCTGTGATATTTTCAGATTGTAAATTCACATTCAAACCATATAACGTAAATAAAGCAGTAAATCTTTATAACGATTTAAGCTTTATGGTAAATAAAATTTTCGGGTTTGATGTCAACTATTATTCAGTTCAGCCACAAGCCAGAGGAAGAGATGTTTCTTTGAGAGAATACACTATATTTGACGTCGTTGATGAAAAATGTGTAAAAATAATGGTTCCCGGAAATCAATTTCCGGACAATAAAATAAATTTTGACCCATTCGGTCTTCAATTCGACGAACCTTTCGAGATCCATATAGACAAAAGGTATTTTGAAGAAAACTTCGGAAAAGGATCTCAGCCCAGAAAGAGAGATATAATTTATTTTCCTCTAACCAATAGAATATATGAGATAAATTCCACATACCTATTTAGGGATTTCATGTATTCCCCTGTCTATTTTAAGATAGAGCTTAAAAAATATCAGCCAAAAAGCAATACATATTTTCAGGATCCTGCTTATAAAGAAGAATTAGAAGGAATTTCATTAACCACAGAAAGTTTATTCGGAGAAGAAATACGAGACGAGGAAAAGAAAATAGCAAAACCACAACAATACAGAACGATCAATTCGATAATAGAAGATCCGGTCAGATCCTATATATACAAAGGACTTTCCACGATAGGATACGATCTTAATAACAATTGGACTATAGTTTTTAACCACTATTACGATCTAGATTCATCCTTTAAATATGTTCCTGAATTTACTACCGAGGCCGGAAGCTATAGAAATGCAATAAGGTATAAAGAATTACCCAAAATAACTACTAGAGGAGAAATTTCTTTTTCGTGCTGGTTTTCCCTTAGAAACATTTACAATAACCAGAGCTTATCTAAATCTTCTTATCCAATAAGAAATCTTTCCCTAATTTCTAGCACTGATTCGGTTTTAACCTTTTCATCCTCCCCTGCCAAGCATGGACTTTCCCCTTGGATCGATTACGGATCAAATCCCGAAGGTTACGTTTCTATTTTAGGAGACGCGACCCACACAGGCGGATATAAAGTTCTTAGTGTTATAGATGATTATACTTTCACCATAGAAAATAAATCTCCCAATTTTTCTCAAGCCCCTATAAACTGGAAGATGCAGAAAGCTCAAAGTCGAAATCTTATAGATGGACTATATGAAGAGGATTCCAATTTAAAAGGGGTAAGGGTAGATATTGTTCACTCCGGGGTAACTGACGACAAAGGAATATCCTTTTTAAACGCTGGAAGTTTTATAATAAAGATAAATGATTACGAGTGGAATTCATCCCTACAATTTACCCCCGAATTTTCCGAATGGTACGGCCTAGTTTTTAATTTTTCAAATTTATATAAACAGATTTCCCTGAACTGTTGGGGAATGGGATATAACCCTGAAGACACACTAGAACAGTCTTCTAATCTCACATCAGTTCATCAGGACCTTAGGGGTCTAGCTTCTCCTCTGACATTTTCTGCACCACCTAGTCCACAGCCTATCTATTTAGCACATTCGGACAGTTATTTTGAATTAGGAGGATCGGGAGGAATCATAATAGAATCCCAATTGGATTATATTCCTGGACAATCTATTAACGTATATAAGAGTGCTAGCAATTATCAGATATCCCAAGTTACGTCATATGATTCTGTTACAGGATCTTTAATTTTCGATGATCCTACCACTATAGTTGGTTCTACTGGTTCTACTGGATCCAGCTGGATAGTTAACCTTACCGAGGACCCTTTCTATGGAACAGATTCCAACACATATAAAATATGGACAGGTCCAATTTATTTAAGTAATATAAGATTATTTAAAAATATGATAGATATAGATGTACAATCCACTGTATTAAACCAAAATATAGTTAGGGACGAACAGAATTCTATTATAATTGATAACTGTAAACCCCTATTAGGAACGCCTAAATTTGCAAGAAATAGATAATTTATGCCTAGAAGAAAACCGAAACCGGAAAAAGTCATAGAAGAAAAAATAAAAGAAAGCTTGGATTCTATTATAATGGAAGAATCTTTAGATTCCGTAATAGATGCTAATACATTAGATCTTCCGAGAATAAAATCTTCGGATCTTATGGATTATTCAGAAGAAAAATCCACTGCTTTCACCGAGGCCAAGGCTCTTTTAGATTCTCTCACAGATTTTTATGTGGATGCCCAAAGAATGGGGGGAGCAGATCATTTAGAGCAGAAGAAAAAAATGGATGCTATAAATCTTTCCGCCATGATGTTTCAGCTAAAGTCTGCTCAGCACGCAATAACTAAAATTCTAGAAGAGATAGAATTGGGAAACACACAGCCCCGTCTTTTTGAAGTGCTTGCTAGTCTTCAATCCCAGATCATGCAAATGCCTAAAGATTACCAGAACTACATGGATAAAATGGAACAGGGATACAAAAAGCTAAGAATCGAAATAGACGAAAAGAACCACGCAAATGGGATATCCATGAAAAAATCAGAGGACGATCTTTACATATCGTCTCCCGATACATCTGAGACTGGAACCATAAAAAGCAGGGGAACAAAAAATATGATGGAAGGAATTAGAGAACTTCTCGGAGGAGAAATCGAGGATGTTAAACCCATCGAAATAGATGAGGAAAAAATTAAAGGCTTGGACCCAGATACCGTAGTTAACGCAAGGTACAAGAAAATAATAGATGTGGATAGAATAGAATCGGATAACATAGAGGTTGACGACGAATACACCCTAGACGATGATCTTTTTTAAAACTTAGAAAATGGCAGAAATAGCAAAAAAAGAATTACAAGACGATAGTAATTATTGGTCTACTGAAAGGGTAAATGAGCTGATGAGAAAAGCCGACGAGGAGGGTTTAGATTTTAAAAGTGTTGAAAACCCATTCCACGATAACAACCCTGAATTCAAAAGAGCTAATATTCTTTTTGAGTACACCAAAGAGGAATTAATAGAAATCAAAAAATGCGCAGAGGATGTGACCTATTTTTCTAAATATTGTCAGGTAATGACAGATACTGGGTTAAACTATATCAAACTTAGAGACTATCAGACCTCAGTTCTTAAAGAATATCAATCACATAGGTTCTCTATCTTCGTTGCACCGAGACAAATTGGAAAATGTTTTTTGCCCACTACTAATATTATAGATCAAAAAAACTCGAATGTTTCAATAAATTCCTTAATATCCGAAAAAAATAATTCTTTTTTAGGAATAGCTAAAAGAGCCCTCTATAAGATTTACTCCAGATTATAATATAATTTAACGATTTTTTAACGGTTTCCCCTATAAGAATTATTTTTTTCTGCCGATTTTTTCCTTATATTTAAAAGAAAAATGGGAACCCCTAAAACTTCTCTGGAAGAGAAACCTTGCAAGAACTGCAGTATTCCATATCCACCAAAATCATCAACTTCTAAGTTCTGTAGCGATGCATGCCGAAGAGAATTCACTCTCAAGGATGGTAAAGAACTCGGAAAAGACTATCTGATATGTCAGATATGTAATCGAGCTACCTCTAATATCACAGGTATCCATATGAAGACCTATCATCCAGAATGGACTCCTAATAAATACAGGGAAACTTTTCCGGGTCTTCCTGTCATAGCTCCTTCGGCTCTAGAGAAGATAACAGCTGGATCTAAGAAAGCAGGGGCAAGGATGAGAGAACCCGAGCACAGAAAAAGAATGAGTGAATCCCTTAAAGGCGAAAATAATCCCATGCATCGATCAAACACCTCGGACGATTTTAGGAAATCTATTTCCCCATTTTCCCCTGAGTTCTATCTTAAAAAAGACCCTTCCATATCTTTAGAAGAAGCTACTCGTCTTGCAAACGAGAAGAAAGATTCTGTTGAAATAGTGTCATGGACCAAAAAAGAGTATTGGATGGGTAAAGGGTATTCCGAAGAAGAATCCATAAAGATTGTGTCCGAAAAACAGTCCACTTTTTCTAAAGACAAATGCATAGAAAAACATGGTGAAGAAGAGGGTATGAAAGTATGGCTTGCCCGACAGGAAAAGTGGGCTAAGAGCTATAAGAAAAGTAATTATTCTAAAGCTTCTCAAAAACTTTTTTCTGAATTGTATCCTCTTGTAGCTGAAAGATATAAAAATATTTATTTCGCAACTCTTAACGAGAATAAAGTAATTGAAGATACAGGAAGAAACCATGAATATAGATTAAGACTCGATAAAAAGATTATTCTCCCTGATTTTTATGTAGAGGACACCAAAAGGATTATAGAATTTGATGGGATATATTGGCATGACTACAAAAGGAGAAATCTTCCAGAAAACCTTAAGAGGGAATTGGAAAGAGATGCAGAAATGATTAAATGTGGGTATATGATACTTAGAATTACCGAATTAGAATGGGAGAATGATCCCCAGAAAACCATTCAAAAATGTCTAGATTTTCTTTCCGAATAAAGGTTGGATAGATATGTAGATGACATTATTAAGAAGATATCTAAAGAAATTTATATTAAGAACTATATCTCTGATCGAAAGGATCGAGAATAGAAACCTGGATTTGGATCAAAATGATCCTTCGAAAAAAGTTATAAGGGAACATGACATCTCCGCAGAAATTCTTTCGGATACCGGACTAGTCAGAGCTTATAAATATCTCGAAACCCAGCCATACGATGTGTGGTTTCTGGAAACTGAAAATGGTCTAAGACTAGAATGTGCAGATATACATATTCTTTTTGATCCCCATCTCAATGAGGTGTGGGTTAAAGATCTCAGGGAAGGAGATCTTATCATGACCGAATCTGGTCCATCCAGAATAACTTATCTAGAGAATACCCGCATTCCTGTTTCCATGGTGGACCTTTCTATAGATCACCCAAATCACAGGTACTATACCAACGGTATACTTTCCCACAACAGTATCACTTCTTCTATAATTCTGGTTTGGTACCTTCTCTTCAACCACGATAAAAATGCCATGATTTTAGCGAATGTCGGTGACACCGCAGAAGAGTTAATGGACAAGATAAAACATATAATTAAGGGACTTCCGTTTTTTCTTAAACCTGGAATGCAGGTGAATAATGTCATGTCCATGAGATTCGACAATGGATGTAGAATATTAGCCAAAACCACAACCAAAAGCTCCGGTATTGGTTTTACCATTCACTTCTTATACATGGATGAGTTTGCTCATATCAACCCTAATTTCATCGAAGCTTTCTTCAGATCTACATACCCTACGGTTTCCTCTTCTAAAGTTTCTAGAATCATAATAACTTCAACCCCTAATGGGATGAATAAGTTCTACGAACTTTATCAGCAGGCTCTGGAGGGAAAAAATAGTTTTAACCCCATAAGAGTGGATTGGTGGCAGGTTCCTGGAAGAGATGAGGCTTGGAGACAGAGGGAGATCGCAAACCTTGGAAGTGAAGAGCTTTTTAATCAAGAATATGGAAATCAATTCTTAAGCTCATCGACATTACTTTTGGGTTCTAATGAACTTAAGAAGATAAAAAGAAATGAATCTGAATTTTCATGGAGAGAAATAGATTGTCTTCACGATACGGAAATAAATTATGAAAATCTAACATGGCATTCCAAATTCAATCTGGACGAATGTGATCAGCCAGGAAAAAGATTTGTTTTGTCCATAGATCTTAGCGAAGGAAACAAGGGAGATTATAGTGTAGTTAATATATTTAAGCTTTCCCCTTTACCGAAACAGATCATAGAAAAAATTAATGACTTTGAAGACGAATCTGATTTTTTCAGTCTCATTCAGGTCGGACTTTTTAGGGAAAATAACATCAATTTGGAAGACCTTATAAAGCTAGTCTCGATTTTAATTCTTAAAGTGTTTGGTCCGGATAGAGTTAAGATAGCTTTAGAAATGAACTATAAGGGGGATATGTTTTACGAAAAACTAACCTCCAAAGATGATTTCTACGATGAAATGTTTCTTTTTACTAAGCACACAGAAAATGCGAAGGTAGCAAAACCAGGTATAAAATATAACGAAAAGGTTAAAATGAAATACTGTGAGATGCTAAGGTCCCTAGTAAGAAAAGACCGCATAATCATAACGGAAAAAAAATACACAGTTCTGGAGTTATTTACGTTTGGCCTAAATTCTAGGGGAACTTATTCTGCACAGAGCGGTCACGATGACGTGGCAATGACATTAGTTAACCTTTCTGGGCTTTTCGATGGATACGATTTTGGACAACTGGTTGGAGAAGCTTTCGATGAAATTGAAGATAGCGACTATAAAAATATCATAATAAATAAAATAGAGGGTCTTAATGGTTCTGAAATAGACACAGAGGGAAATCCTAAAAACCCTTACGTGACCAAAGAAGGAAAAAGTTATAAGGATTTTAGCGGATTGGTTTGATTTTAAGGTATTTCGCAGGAAACTGAAATCAAATACGATATATAGTCTGACTTAAAATATACTTTTATAATGGCAAGTAAAATTAAAATAGACTACTCTCAGTTCAAAGCTTCTGGAGTTTATACACTAGAATTCGATTCTTCACAGAATGTTATATTAACCTCTCAAACTATTCGTTTAGTGGTGGGATTCTCTAACGTTGGACCTTTTAATACACCGGTATATATTCCCGATGCCACAACTATGATTTCTATATTTGGGGATATAGATAGATCTTTAGAAAATAGAGGATCTTTTTTCCACAGATCGGTTTTCACATGTTTAGGTCAAGGACCAGTCTTTGCTTTAAATCTTTTAAAATTAAATGACGACGAAAGTAGCGCATCTCCTGACGAGGTTACCTATAAATCTTTCTCCTTGGACACTGAGCAATATAACGGGAATGTTACCAGTAGATTGTATTCATCTTATTATAACAAAGAAAGATTCTGGTTCCCAGATCCTGAATATTTCTTAGCTACACTTAGTGTTCCGGATCAGGGAAAACTATTTAGCCTTACGAATTTAGGTAAGAGTCCCATGAGTATTATAGTTAGAAAATCGACAGATTCTACATTTCCTCTTTTAGGGTATAACGTTTTTGCTATAGATTGGTACGGGGCAAATAATGTTCCTTCTTTCATGCACCCTTACGATTACATCTCTGATTATTTTATCGATGTTATTGCGGTTTCCGGGGATTGGACAAATTATCAAGCTTTAGCACTAGATCCTAAATGGAGCTCGTACTTTACAAATAATGGATTCGTAAAAAGCCAAATAGATAATTTCTTAGCCAACCAAGATGTTAATATAGTTACTTCCGTTACGGGATGTATAATTCCAGATTTTGTTGACGGTAACGGAAATAATCAGTATATACAGACACTCGTAAATCAAAATACACCTTCTACAGGTCTATTTTGTGCAATCGACGAAAAAGCTTTCGACGATATATGTAACAACCCATATAAAATAGATCTAGTAGGAAATCACCTGATAGATGAACTTTCTGGGGATAGCGATCTAGAAAATCCTAGAATAAAATTCTTAAGTTACGATCAAGTTCTAGTAGCTGATTATCTTTATACACAAAACGTAGTAGGTATTACCGGAGCAGGACCTTTCTTTACTCCTGGTACCGGGGCTACTGGATATACCGACGGAGCTAAGGTAGGTACTCTATTTTCATTGACTCCGGGAATTACTGGTTCTACTGCGGGAATTGCTTATCAATCTTTTTCCCCTTATAATTCTAATGCTTACGAAGGAACAAATCACTATCTTCAAACTTTAGGAACTGGATCTACGTCAGGTTATTTTAACAATTCGGCACAAAAGACTGCTTTAAAGGAATTTCTAGGGTATAGTTCTTCTGGAGACGAGAGTTTTATTCTTGGAGTAGTTAGAGGATTATCCGGTCTTACCGGAGGTTTAATAAGTCAATTCGACGAAAATGATATAGTTAAACTTAAAGTAACCCAAGTTAAAGAGATAAGCGGGGAATTAAGAATAATATTTACCCACCCTTTAGATACTGCAGCATATAGAGCTCAAGGTATCAGAGTGGAGCCTACTTATAATTTGGCATCTTATAATACAGGAGCTTCTGGAAGTAATAGACCTTTATATACCGGATACCAATTTGTTAAGCCGGATTATCTAGATATAGAAAGTGTTTCTACTCCTAGTGGAGTAACTGGACCTGGCGCTCCTAATGGTGTTTCTAATTCTTTAATTGCGTATAACTCTTCGGATCTATACCAAGACAATAAGTACAACGAAATAGTAAACGGAGACATCCTATGGCTAGATTCCACTGGATCTTCAGTACAATATTTAGGATTTGAGCAGGATGTGGATAGAGATGAATTTAATCTAGTATACACAAGAGCATTCAGCAATGTATCAAGAGATAACACTACAATTGTAGATATAGCTACTTTTGGGGGAGGAATTACTCCTACCTATGCTTCGAATAACGTAGGTTTACCGGTAGCAGACCAGAAAATAGATATAATTTCCCAAGAAGGAGGAATCTCTGAATTTGTGGATGTTACTCAAATAAATTCCACAACTTTTAATATATCTGAAACCCTTACTGGTCAAGTACCTCTTTCGGTTGGCGATTTGATCGTATGTACGGATCTAGATATATGCGTTCCCGATACAGGAAACCAGCAAAAAAGACTTGCTAAAATTACAGCAGTAGCTTCTACCACTACTTCAGGAACTTATACCGTAACCTGTGCAAGACCAGTATACTATTTTTCAGGGGTTAGTAGCCAAAGGGTTCAGAAATTTAAATCTATCCCTGAGTTTACAAAATCTTTTGATTTTACATATCTTTCTGGATTTACTATGAAAGAATCTCATAGACCAAATGGAACTGATGCTAGGATTTCGGAAATTCTAGATGTTATGTTTGATACTAATATAGCTAAAACGCTAGCAGCTAAAGATATAATTAGCTTTAGATATATCGTAGATACTTTCTCTGGACAGATATTACCCAATTCCAAATACCAATTAAGTAGACTTGCTAAGAACAGACAGAAAGCTTTAGCACTTATAAATGCACCTTCTATATCACAATTTAGAAATAGTGTGGATCCTAGATTTACCGATGCACCTACTGCAGTAAATCCTTATCCTTCTCTTCAAACCAGATATATCTCTGATGGAGGTAATTTATCTCTAAATCCTTCTTATACTTTTAGTCTACCTACCGAAGATGATGGTTCTAAATATTGTGGATTCTTCTCTCCTTATATTACAATTAGAGAATCTAATAGAAATATAAATGTTCCACCAGCTGCTTTAGTTTCTAATAATTACGTTAGAAAATTTGCTTCAGGAGAGCCTTATGCTATAGTTGCAGGACAAAAAAGAGGAGTTTTATCAGGAGGTAATATAGTAGGAGTTGAATACGATTTTACCGACGACGATAGAGCAAACCTAGAACCTTTCGGAATAAATCCTATTATAAAAAGAACTGGGGTAGGAGTTGTTATATTTGGTAACCAAACTGCTTATCAGACAGTAAATTCTGCATTTAATCTTCTTCACGTTAGAGATTTATTAATTTCTGTAGAAACGGATGTTGAATCTATTCTTTCTAATTACCTATTTGATTTTAATGAGGATTCTATAAGACTAGAAATTAAAACTTTAGTTGATAATTATCTAGACGGAGTTCAATCTGGAGGAGGAATATATGCTTACCAGACTGTCATGGACACTTCAAATAATACTCCAGAAATTATAGATATGAATATGGGTGTTATAGATATTATAATAGAACCAGCAAGAGGAATACAGAAATTTATCAATCGAATCACTGTTACAAGAACTGGAGGAATTGCTTCCGGAGGATTTGCTCAATTCGTATAATAAAACCAATTTAAATAAAAAAATCCTAGACTTGTCTAGGATTTTTTGTGTATTCCCATTTTATATTTCCCAAATCCCATATTCTGTAATACCCTCTTTCTTCCATTATTTCCCATTCGGTTTTATTATGATCGTATCCTTGTTTTATTAATTTATCTTTTCTGAAATTAAATCGATTAAATCTCACATTCCCTTTTGCCCAATGGTAATTAGGAGGTGTTATTCCTATCTTCTCGAATTCTAGATTCGAATATAGGTTTCCGGTATTCCATGAATTATTCTGGTATGATATAACTTTTTCCGGATTGTATTTTTTTATGAATTCTTTAAATAACTTAGATGCTCCTCCGATTGTGGATGTATTTAATCTATTACAGAATCTAAGTAATTCATATTCCCCTTCTATCGAATTTTTACCCAAAGATTTTCTATATCCTCCAAATGTCATTAAACAAACTATTTCTCCGTTCTGGATTAAAGCCATTTTTATTTTAGAAGGAACATATCCCTGTATGTGATTTTTAAGAAGAAAGTCCCTTTCCTCCTTCCCTGATATCTCTTTTATTTGGCATTTTCTTGCGTATATTTTTTCATTTAGCCCGAATATCGAAGATATCCTACTTTTTATTATTTCCCCTTTTAGATCCCATTCGTCTTCCCATATGTTTATTAGGGATATCCCCATTTTAGAAAGAGAATTTTTTTTATCTAAAACTTTATTTTTATCGATGAACAATTCACTGTGGTAATATATCCCGTTGAATTCAAACGCTACACCTAAATCCGGGACGTATACGTCTATTTCTTTTCCATTTAATGTAATCCTATCATTTTTTATTATTTCTCCAGTATACAAGCTTTTTATATGGTTGTACAACTCCATTTCTCCTTTGGATTCTCCCCGTAATATCGGGTTACATCCCAGACAGGGATTCTTTCCTGCCGAAATTTTCTTATTGAAATACGAAATCGAGAACTGACTTTTTTCATTGCATATTTTGCAAAGTATTATAACTTTTTTCTCCGATTCATATTCTTTAACC